TGGAGCAACGCGGCCTGTACCGGATACTGCCTGCTGGCTATGCAGAGAGCCGGGCTTGACGAAAAGACCATCGAAAAGGTGCTGCATGAACTGCACTGGGCATTCGATGACACCAGCGTTGAACAGGCCGAGAAGATCTATTGCGGCGGGGAGGAGTAAAGATGCAGGAATTGCTGATGTTCATGTACCACCTCACCCCCGATCAGGCGGCGGCTCGTGTCCCGTTGTTCCAGTTCTGGCTGACCGCTTTTGGGGCGGCGCTGCTGATCTGGTTGGATAGCAAGGGCGTGTTCGATGTTTTTGGAGCATGGCTCGGCCGTGTTCTCCGTGATACCGCGGTAGGTGACCTGATCCGCAAGTTTATGTGATTTCGGGCTTGTCCCGGTTGTTTTTCTGAAAGAAAAGGAGATTTCAATGAAGTACGGAAGAAGTTTGCAGGAGCTTGCGATTGAGCTTGACCGGCAGGCCAAGGTCAAAAAGGACTACGTTGCCACAGCGGGTGCTATGCAGATGACCGCCGTCAACGAGAACTTTGACCTCGTGATCGGCAACACCCCGTTCCAGCTGAACGAAAATGCCCACCGTCAGCTGGGATTGCAGTTGAAGATCCCGGCTCCCTACTACGAGCGGATGCGGGCAGAGAACCCCGGCTTGCTGATGGCAAACGTCAATGGCTGGTTCCAGCAGTCCCCGGACACCCGACGCATGGTTCGCACCCTTGATGGTACCGCCCGCGCCATCCTCTCCGACCGCTACCGCCGTATCGACAACTACGAGGTTGCACAGACGGTCCTGCCGATTATCTCTGAAATGCAGGGAGCCCGCATTGAAAGCTGTGAACTGACCGATCGGTCAATGTGGCAGAGGAACGCTGCCGCGTCATCAAACCGCCTGACATCACCCGCGCAAAGGAGATCGGTTCTGAGTCGGTCAGTATCTTTGTGCCGTCTCTGAATTATCGCTAAGCTATGGCCGGAACGAACTGGCCGGAGCGTCCAAAAAGTTTATCCGAAAGGGGCTACCGAAAATATATGGCTAAGACTAAGGAAATCACCATTGGTGAGCAGAAATTCACCCTCCAGAGCGTTTCGCCCTCGTGGTACTACGACTTCAACGATGAGTGCGGCAATACCGGAAGCGGTAAGCGCAAGAGCGCAAAGTACATGGACGGCATGTTCAAGAACTGCGTCGTGGCTCCCGCTGAGGTCAAGGCAAAGGGCATGGAGTACTTCGATGACAACGAAGACCTGAAGACCGCTGAAAAGCTGATCGCCGCCATCGAGCAGTTTCTTCGCAGCTGAACTGGACATTGCCATCGCTGCCCACAAAGCCAAAATCAACAAGGGCTTTTGGTGCATGGTGTGGTCTGGCAATGGCGTGACCTACACAGAACTGCGTCAAATGGATCTGGCGGAGTACCAAGAGTGCCGTCAGGCCAAACGCCTGTGGGTAGAACAGTGGCGTGACGAAGCAAAACCAAAATGAAAGCCGAACTCTTTTCAAGAGCCGGCTTTTTGTTTTGCGCATCGGGAGGTGAAACCACATGGATGATGCGCGCAACCTGCAATACGGTATCGGTTTTGATACTGCTGATGCTGAAACCTCTGTTGAGAACCTCGGTGAAAAGGTTGAAACCCTCGAAGAAAATATTGGGGCGGTTGAAGTTGGGGCACAGCAGATGGGTGCATCTGCGGTTTCTGCCTGCCAGATGGGGCAGGGAGCGGCCGAGCGCTTCACCGGGGCTGTCGGTGATGCTTCGGGTGGGCTGGATGATATGGCTTCCAGTGCATCCGAAGCAGGCAATGCGGCCCAAAAGGCGGCGGGTCATTGGAACATGACCGCAGAGGGGCTTGAGTGGGTGGAAGAAGCCGCTCAGGCTGCAGAAGCCGCCGCTGAGAGTTTCCGTGATGAAATGGATGACTCCGGCGGTGCCGCCGGGCGCTTTCGGGCGCAGATCAAAAAAACGGCTGAGTCGGCGCAGGACATGGGTGCCGCATTCAAGGGTGCGATGGCCGATGGCCTTGATGCCGGCCAGAGCATTGCGAAGTCTTTTCGGACTGGCGTGACCGGGGCGATGGATTTTACCAAGAAACGGGCAGAAATTTTCGCCAACAACATGGTCCGAAATGCGAAAAACATCAGCAAGGCATTCCAGCACCCCATTAAAATCATCCGCAGTGGGCTGGCGTCCGCACTTCGCCGGGCAAAGAAATCTGAGGATGAAACCGCAGACGGCGCGGACGATGCCGGAGATCATCTTGCGGAAATGGGTGCCACCGGGGAAGATGCCGGCAACCAAATCAAAGAAGCTATATCCGGGGTGGTCAAGGCTTTTGTTGGCTTTGAAGCCATAAAAAGCGGCATCGAACTGCTCAAGCAGTTTGGTGCGGCGGCGGTGAGCGCATTCTCTGATGCCGAAAGCACTTCAAAGAAATTTGGCCGCTCTTTTTCCGAGGAAGCGGCCGCATGGGCGGATAACTACGCTGACGCAGTGCATCGGAGTACTGCCGAAGTCCAGAGTTTCATGGTCTCCAACAAGGCCATGTATAACGAGTTAGGCATTACGGCTGCTGCGGCCGAAAACCTCTCTGAAATGACAACCTCGCTGGCGTATGACTTTGGTAATGCGTTCAGCATGGACGATTCGGAAGCGCTGTCGCTCATCCAGAGCGCGATCGGTGGCAGCACCGATGCTCTGAATGAGTACGGGATTGTCCTCGACAAAACGGCCTTGAAGAACAGCGCCGCAGCTCTTGGGCTTGGCACCAATATTGATGCTCTGGATGATGCCGCAATGGCTCAGGTCAGGCTCAATGCCATACTGGAGCAGAGCGGCGACATTCAGAAAGCCGCGGTCGAGCAGACCGGCGGTTTGACGAACTCCATCAAATCGCTGAAAGGCGAAATGGCTGACTTCATGGCCGATGCCGGAGAAAAATTTTCCCCGGCGCTGGAAGATATGGTCGGCGTTTTTCTGGATGAATGGCCGGAACTGGAGCCGACACTACTTGAATTTGTTGGAATTCTGGCAGATGGGATGAGCGCCGCAGTGCCGGTCATTTCCAATCTGGCACAGAGCGTTCTTCCATCCCTGATTTCCACGCTGGGAACTCTGTTTGATGCAGCTGGGCCAGTCCTGAGCATCATCGGAGATCTGGCACAGGAAATTTTGCCGCCGCTGGCTGGAATTATCAGCGAGTTGGCGGCGAATGCGCTTCCGCCTTTAAGAGATATTTTCGATGAGCTGAACTATCGTGTGGTTCAGCCCCTGATGCCTGTGCTGCA